TTTTTCTTCTTTCAAGGATTTGATTTCTAAATCGCAATAATGTTTTATTTTTTCTAAATCTTCTATACCGTTTTTATTTTCGTAACGGCATACATATTTAATTACATTCCCTTGAAAGTAAGATAATTTATTTTTTCTAATAAATGTCCAAGGTTGGATCGTAAATTCTTTGTAATGAGTTCCTCCAATTTGATTATCGTCTGGAAATATTTTAAGAAAGTCTTCTTTGTTTGTCATAATGTGCTTTATAGTTATTAAAAAATTTACCCAAAGGGAAATGGTATTTATGATCAGTATTAATCAAATGTAAAGCCTTTTTTGCACGGGTAATTCCTGTGTACCATACTCTTAATTCTTTAACTTTTTCCTCTATATTTTTTCTTTCGTAATGAGAAGGCCAATTAGATTTGCTTAAAATTACTACATTATCAGCTTCTCCTCCTTTAACCGCATGAATAGTATCTACAATTATTTTAGATGATTCGTCTAAGTTAACACCAGATTCAGATAAACGAATCAAATATTGTTTCTCCTTATCTTTAAATCTAATCTTAAAAGCCTGTACCCAATGTCCTTTTGGCTCTCTCAATCCAGCCCTCAAGGTTAATTCATCGTAATTAAAAGGTTGATTAGGATGTGCAAATGTCCATGCTTGACTGTCGCTGCTCCTGTAGCCGTGATCAATGTTTTGAATATAATGATACATAATACAAGCCTCTTCCTTAGTAATAGATCCACCAGCCATTAAATGATCCCATGCTTTTATAGCTTGCCACTGCTCTACTTTAAATGATTTGCGACCTTGAACATCCTGAAAATAAATACCCATATCATAAAGATCTTGTTCTACCTCTTCCTTAACCGATCTTATCCTAGAAAGAACCATAAAAGATCCATCTGTAGTAAAATCTACATGTTTTAAACTAGTATAGGTAAGTATATCTCCTTCAGATGCTCTTGGATTAAATTGTTTTTCCTGTCTACGTCCTTTTGCTGGAACCATTAATAATTGAGAAAAGTAATGAACTTTACCAGGTATTCTTCTTGATTGTTTTAATATTTTTACTTTACCTGGAAAATGTATAAAAAAATCAGCGTCAGCACCATTCCATTCATAAATGGCTTGATCATCATCTCCCGCTAAATAAATTTTATCTGTATGATAAGATAGTTTAATAATTAAATCCCATTGTAAAGGAGTTAGATCCTGCGCTTCGTCTACCATTAATATTTTTAATTTAGGGCAAACTCCTTCTTGAATGAACTTATCAATCATGTCGGTAAAGTCTAAGCGATCTTTCTGTCTAACCCCAGATTGATTCTCAAACATTTTAAAATTTTCATAAGCAGATATAATAGATTGAAACTGCGCCAGTCTTACTTCTTTTCTTTCTTGTATTCTGTATAAATGAGTAGGATCCTGTTTCGTGTTCCGTGCTCTGTCATACACTCGTAATGACCAATTATTAAATACTTTTTGTTCTTCAAATCCTTTTTGAGCATTTATTTTAATAGTTCCATAATCGCTATGAAACTGGATCATATCTTCTGCTGGATCCAATACAGGAATTTCTGAAAATTGTTTTCTTGCAAAACTATGAATAGTGCAAAAATAAGGAAAGTCATCTATGGTATAGTCTGGTAAAGCTAATTTTAATCGTTCTATAGTTTCATTCACTGCTTTATTGGTAAAACTAAAATAAGCTATTTCAGAAGGATGTACTCCATTTCTTATAAACCATCTAATTCTCTTAAGCAGTTGGTAAGTTTTTCCAGTTCCAGGAGGACCAAATATTTTAGTGGTCTTGCCATGGAGCTTTTGCTTTATCATGCTTTACCTCTTTCCTTTTATATTCTGGTAATTTAGGCATTGGGCATCTCCAGTGTCTTGTTTGTATATTAGCATGTTTCTTTTTAGGTTCCGCCCCACCAACTTGTAAAAAATTAATACATTCTCTATTGTTCCAGTTATTTCCCATCTTTTTCATAAATCGTTGAAAAGTCTGTATCTTAAATCTCATTTCCGTAGCATCCGCAGCACTTGGATTATCTAGCCAAATATATCCATTATCCACCTGATCAAATTCCTCATGTGTTTCGCTATCTTCAAAAAATTGAACCATTCTAGAATTAAATAAATCATCTTTATCAGCCATGGCATCGTATCCTTCCATGTCTATTTTGTTTTTAATTAAATCGTCTTTAAAATCAGACCATGGATCTGGATTTTGTTTAGTTGGTTTTAAAGTTCTCCAAACAATGTCAGCTGTTTGTAATTTTTCAGCAAATAATCTTTGTGCGTATAATTCTTTATTATCTAATTTTATATTAATTCCATTAACAGGTAATACCCAATAAGGTTCAGGGTATACATTATATTTTACCAATCTTCCTACTTCAGGCATAGCCTCATTAGGATTGATACCAAATTTTTTAGTAACACATTTTTTTGCATCGCAGTTCATCTTAGCGATAGAAGAATTACATCTGTAGTTATAATCAGTTTTAGTATGTTGATTGATTAATACATTTAATTCTTTTGGGTCTAACGGGGGCTCACCAACTTTTTTATTTAAGTCTCGTAATTGCTCAGGCCAGTAGTCTGGATCTGGATTAATTTTTTTACAAAGTACGGCACAATTAAACATTGCATCATTTCTTCCCTCTCCCTCTTTTACTTTATTTTTAATAAAGTGCGCTACGCATGGAGGAAAGTTTTTAGTCTCTGGATCTGAAGTTGATTCGGCATTAATATTTCTTAGTTGATCTTCTGTTACTTTAAATTTTTCTACATGCTTAAATAATTCTTCTATTGGTATGCTCTTTCCATCGTCATACATAGCAGTACGAGTGGATCTTTTACAATTTTGATAAGGTAAATTAACAAAGTTTCCTTTTCTTTTATCTTCCCAAGCCTCTGGTGTTAAATCAACTACATCTTGCGCTGGATAAATATCAGTTGTTTCATCTCTTACTCCAAGATCACTAGCTATCTCAATTAACTTCTGTCGCATTAAAGAAGCTGGAACAGTATCTTTAGTATGAATAAATAAGTGCAGTCCATTAGATTTTGACCTGTAAGGAACTAATGGATATTTTCTTTCTCTAATAATTTTGATTAATTCTAAATGATTAATATTGTATCTATCTACGTCTATAACTCCCCAGCTGCAGCTGGAGTCATCTTTAATAGGAACAGTTCCTATATGTCTAATTCCATCTAAATGTTCTTGCCAATCTTTATCAGTTATAGGCCACTGGTTAATCCAACTTTTATATTCGGATTTACCATTAGGTTTTTTCTGGCCTGTTGGTTTAGACTCTCCATAATAGGTGAGTGAACCTTGGAACAGCTTTTGAAACTGTTCCAAGATTTTTAATTGCTCTGACATTAGAAAGGTGCTTTTTCAGTTGCTTCCTCAGTATCGTATTTAACATTAACTTTATCTCCAGAGCAAGCAAGATAAAAATCATGCGCTGTCTTTAAGATACTTTGATTTGGTACTGCTCCTACATGAGTAATATCCCAACCATACCAAGATCCTAAATTATTTTTCTCAAGTACAGTTTTAAGATTATATACTTGAGTAAAAGGTGCTGGAGTATAAAAGCCACCATCTTTCTTTTTAGCTTTTAAAGACATCATCATTGAATTCCATTTCTTAGATTTTTTTCTTTGAGTGGACTTCATACTAATTAATGCTGTTCCTGTAGCGATAGATCCATCTATAATAGTAATAAAATGAGAAGCTGTTTCTTCTACATAATTACCATTCTCTAATCTATCTTTATTATCATCCGATCGAGTTGTTTTACTCATAATATCAGAATCACTTTCATAAATATTAACAGGAGCATTAGATTTTTTTTGTCCTCTATCTGCCCATTCAATATATTGAAGTTTATAATAACAAGGAACTACATGAATTCCTTTTATCCCATCATACAATTGATTTGTTACACTATTGTAGATCATGCCAGGTCTAGCATCGGATATAAAATTAGAATCACCTTGAGTTACCTGTGGTGATAATTGACCTAATATTTTTAGAAAAGGTAATGCTAAATCCTTAGCACTAACATTTTCAAAACCAACATCTGCAAACTGCTCCATGTTGATTGTAGCTACTTCAGTAGTTTGTTTTTTTACTACTGTCTTTACTTGTTCGTTACTCATCGTTGCTCCTTATTTTTTAGTTATTTTTGTTTTGTTAGTTATGTACACAGAAAACAAATCCATAGGTATTTCTTTACCGCTTTGTATTTGTTCTGATACAAATGCTTTTAAAGTCATCGGCTCTACCTTTTCTTTTCTCTGATAGCTATAACCTTTTTCTTCAAAAAGCCTCATTAGTTCAGATGCCTTAGCATCCTCTTCTTTATTAAAAGAGGCAGTAAGTGTATTTTTAATTAAGTCCCCAAATCCTTTTTCTCTAAGCCATGAATACGCTTTCTCGGCATTATCCAAAGTTATTGAAGATTTAATTGAGGGTTTTACTTCTACGGTACTTCCATCCGAAAGTTTAATTAAGGACACTCCTGCCTCTTGCATCAAGTTGGGTATGACCCGTTCTTGAAGATCGTTTGCCTTATCTTCTATCTCAGACAATTCTTTTTTCTTGTTAGAAATCTCTCGTTCTAGGTTTTGTAACTCTTCACATTTTTGTGAAATTTTACCTACCTTTGTTTCATCTATATTTACTGATATGTTTTCAAAATCCATGTTTCCTCCTTTTAAATTATTTGTTGCACATGTCAAGAAATAGTCTATAAACTTTTTTTATGGATTATCAATTTAAAACTTCACCATATAAACATCAAATAGATGCACTTAAAGATTGCACAGATAAAGAAAACTGGGCTTTTTTCATGGATATGGGAACTGGTAAAACTAAAACCACTATAGATAATCTTGGAATTTTATATTTAAAAGGAGTTATTGATTCGGCTCTTATTGTTGCTCCTAAATCAGTATATGCTATGTGGGAGAGAGAAATAACGAATCATTTATCAAATCAAATAAAAACTTGTATTCAAGTTTGGAATCAAAATAAAAAAATTAAATATGATTTAATGCAACAGATGGTTCCTGATCATTTAAATATTTTATTAATGAACGTAGAAGCATTTTCTACTCGCAATGGCACTAATGGTGCTATGATGTTTTTTCATAGACATCCTAAAAGTGCTTTTGTTATAGATGAGGCTACTACTATTAAAAATCAAAAAGCTAAAAGAACTAAAAGTATTTTAAAACTTGCTCCGTTAGCCGTGGTTCGTAGAATATTAACAGGTAGTCCTGTAACTAAATCACCTTTAGATTTATTTACACAATGTAAATTTTTATCACCTCAGCTGTTAGGGTATGATTCGTTTTATGCTTTTAGGGCTCGATATGCAGAAATGCATGCTGTGTACACAGGCCCTAATACTCAAATTATGTTGCCTAAATATTATAAAAATTTAGATGAATTAGAACGTAAGATTAAAACTTTCAGTACCAGAGTTCGTAAAGAAGATTGTTTAGACATACCTCCTAAAGTATACGAACAACGAAAAGTTCAACTAACTGGTAAACAAAAAGAAGTTTATAATAGATTAAAACAACATGCTATCACCGTATTAAATGACAGCACTGTTTCTTTTAATAACCAGTTAACAGAAATATTAAGATTACATCAAGTTACTAATGGTTTTGTTAAAAATGACGATGGTCAAGTAGAAGAATTTAACAATCCTAAATTAGAAGAACTAATGACTGTCTTAGATGAAATTAATGGTAAAGCTATTATCTGGGCTAATTATATACATAACATAGAACAGATAGCGGATAAAATTAAACAAGAATATGGAAAAGATAGTTATGTGACCATGTATGGAGCAACTGATGTAGAGGATCGTAAAAGAGTTTGCGATGCTTTTCAAACAGATCCAAAAGTAAAATTTTTTATAGGCAATCCTACTGTAGGTGGATATGGATTAACTTTACATGCTGCAAGTTATGTTATTTATTATTCTAATAATTATAATTTAGAAGTACGGTTACAGTCTGAGGACAGGGCTCATAGAATAGGTCAAACTAAAAATGTTTTATATATAGATATTATTGCTGAAGATACTGTGGACGAAAAAATTGTATCTGCTTTAGATAAAAAACTTTCTCTTTCTGCTAAAACTTTAGGAGAGGAAATTAAAACTTGGCTATCTTAAAATAGGGCAACCTAAGTTGCCCTATTCTTTTAGGCAATCAAATTAAGGATCCAAATCCCCATTATTATACCTAAGCCTAAGTAAGCAACGTGAGTATTAGTTAGTTTCATTATGAGTTTATATTTAGTCTTCGTCCTCATCATCAAAAGAATCGTCATTGTCGTCCTCTTGATCTTCCATCTCTTCTACCTTATCTCTTAAAGTAATGAGATCTTCTTCTATTCTATCAATGATGTCCGTTAAGTTTTCTTCTTTCTTCTTTTTTGGCATGTCATCCTCCTTTTGGTTAGAACGAAATGGTAACCTAAGAAGGATGACGATGTAAGTCTAGGCACTTAATTTATTTGTTAATAAAATCAAGTTCCTCTTCTGTGTAAGGAAACATTATTTTATTTCAATGTCCTTAACTTTTATTTCTTCTGGCTCATTAACACCTAACTTAACTGTTAATACACCATCTTCCATTTTCGCTTCGTCCACGATTACATCGTTTCTTAATGAAAATTGTTTGAAGAATTTTCTAGCCGCTAATCCTTTTTGGATATATTCCTTTTCTGCATCATCTACCTGACCAGACACAGTTAATACACCATCTTGGAAAGAAACTTTTACATTTTTTTTATTGAAACCAGCAAGACCTAGTTCAATTCCATACTCACCTTTTCCATATTTTACCACATTGTAAAATGGAAATGATTGTACTTTTGATAAATTCATAAACATTTCGTCAAACGAACTATCAAATAATTTTACTGAATTATTCCAAAGATCTTTTTGGATTTTATTAATTAAATCTAAACCTGTCATATAACCTCCTTGTTAAGCAAAGTTTATAGGCCAGCCACATTGCTGCACCATGACTATTATATAGTATGTGTCGTAGTTATTTCAACCCTAGATATTTCTAGGCTCTAGTTTCAAATGTTTTAAAACTTTTCCTTTATTACTGCCGTTTTTTAAAGTATAGCCAGAAGTTCCGTTGCCATTTATTTCAACTTCTTTTCTGCTTGAAAACAAAATATTATTTTTATTTGTTCTATCTTTTAACAAACTGTTTTGTAATATTAGATCTTTTAATCGTTCTCTTGTCATACCTAAATGGTATACCAGATATGCGTTTACTTCAAGTGTCCACCGCCAATATCTACTAAACCAGTTTCTCTATTTAAAAACTTATATTCTATTTTAGTTATTTCAAAATCTTTTTTAATTTTTTTACAAATGGTTTCTGGATTAAATTCACCGCAAGAGTAGACATCAAATTGCATTAAGGCAGGAGATGGTTCGTCCCAGACATGCATGACTATATGAGAGGTTTCAATAATAGCCGCACCTGTAATTCCACGATTACCTGGTACATTATGATAAATAACATAAGGCCCCATCAAAACTTTCATGTTGATAGATTTAATAAAATCGTACAACCAATCTGTTAAATATTTTTCTTCCATCGGCGGACTGACTGCTTCCGCTCGGACAATTAAATGTTTATGTACAAGTAAACCTTCTTTCATTAGGGGAGTTTATTGCAATTTTTTAAACTGTTCTACCCTCTGCAAGAATTTTTCTGCATATTCTTGTAGGTCGGCTTCATTTAATATCCATTGCTGATAAGTAAGGTCTCTTACACAAATAGATATTAATCCTTGCTCAATAGGGCCGTAGTGCTCTTTGTGAGCCAAGTAGTATGCTCCTAATTGATATCGGTAGTCTTCTATCCACTCTTCTTTTTTTGCTTTGTTAGATTGTTTAAAGTCTACAATTGTAGGCTTGTCGTTATATAATACCACCATATCGGTAGTACCCGCATATTCATACTTGTAGGATAAGCTTACTTCATTACCCCATACCTCTGTAATAGGTGATAAATTTTCTAATATCTTATGAGCCATGATCCGTGATTGTTCAAAGTTGGGATCTGTGTTGTAATAAGGTGTTCCATTAAAATAATTTTCTAAAATATAATGCATTTCAGTTCCTACATTAGCCGCTCGCTGAGTGATTAATCTTGCCTGTTCTGCTCCCACTCGTTGTCTCCAAGCGTTTAAGCCACTTTGGTCTTTTGTTTTTCCTAGGATAGTTGTAACAGAAGGAACTTTCTTTTCGTCTACTAGATATTTTCTTCCTTTTTCATCGGAAAATCTGTTGTAATGTTTGTAAGGATACTTATGAACCTTTTTTAGGTCTTCTATGGTTATGATATTATTTTCTTTTTTGAATCTCACTATTTGTCTATTAACATAAGAACTATGGTAAATAAACCACCAATTATCGCTCCAGCAGATACTACCAGTATTGTTTTAATACTGTTTATTTCTTGATGTAACTCTTCAATTTTTTGACAAGTTTGCTTCTGCATAATACGACATAGTTTTTCGTGATCATCTATTCTTTGGTGTGCTGTTGCCGATCCTTTTCTAGGCATTTTGTCTCTCCGCAATAGCTGTTCCTAAAGTGTCTTCAGGAAATAAAGATGAAAATTGACTAGATCCAATAGATCCTAGTCCTTGAGCCGTTGTGGGTGATGCCATAGTCGTAGAAGCTACTGATGTAGAGGGTGCACTAAACATAGATCTATCTAATGTAGGCAACGAAGATACTTCTTGTTTGCTTGGCTTAGGTGCCTGAGATACTCTTTTAGCCATAGGTATTTCTGCTTCTCCCTTTTTTGTTTTATTTGCCGCTTCTTTAAGAACTCCAATATATTCAAACAAAGCCTCTCTTTCTCCTGGAGAAGAGGATGCTGCTACCATACCTAGTTTAGTTAAATGTTCCATAACTCCTTCTATTCCTTTATTACCAGCAATTTTAGTAGCTTGAGCCGCCCATGACACAAATCTCGGATTAGTTAATAATCTAGCTGATACATTTGCTCCAGCCATAACCAAAGGCATAACAGCCAAGAACGCAGGGTTACCTGTTGCTGCTCCTCCTAATGCTGTGAACATCACTCCTTGAGCAGCTAATCTATCTGCTGTTCCTGATGGATTTTTAAAAGTCTTACCACTTTCTCTAATAACAGAAGAGACTTTTACTAAATCATTCATGTCTTTTACCATTGTTTTAGGAAATCCTTTACCTGAAAATAACGCTTGTTTAGCTGCTGGAGATAATTTATTCCAATTGGTTAAAAATGTCTCCGAAGAAAATCTACCTATTTGTCCAGTTACTTCCTCTCCTATTTCTGATGCAATTCCTTGGCCTGGAGATATTCTTCCCATTCTATCAATAATAGAAGAAATTAAAACTTTATATTGCTCTGGTTTAAAAGATGTTTTCAAAGCATTTAATCTAGTTGCTCCTTCTCTAGCACCAGCCATTAATTCTCTAACTATTAAATCTGGATTAGCTTTGTTAAATATTGGTTGTAGAAAATCCTCTAGTTTAGTAGTACCAGCTTCCCAAACTCTATTGGCTCTTCGCAAAGCATTCATTGCTTTGGTGCCTCCAGTAGTCAATACGTTATTTTCAATATCTGAAGTAATAGAAGCATATAATTGTTTTAAATTCCCCACTTGTTTATTCGCAATTAAATTTTCAGAAATTTTACTTCCTATTTCTGATCGTATATTCTTTATTCCTTCGTATGACAGTTTCCCTCCATTTGCTTCAAGGTCTTTAGTTATACTTGTAAATATTTTTTGTAAAAATGGATCTTGTAGTTCTTTTGAAGTAACTTCAGCGCCAGTTACTGGATTTAAAATATTTTTAAATTTATTAAGAGTATTGTCTATTGTAAATAAAGTATTTTTTGGTACATAATCATCTACTTTTGAGTATAAAAGACTTGTTAAAGAATTAAATCTTCCTGTCCAGCTATCTGCAGAATTAACTGGATTATATATGTTTTTATCACCTACCGCTTTTTGTAAAACTTTTCCTACTACTGTTTCATCTGGTATAACTATTTTTCCTCCTACCAAAACTCCATCTTCTGTCATTACTCTTGTCGCTATATTTGCAACTCTCTTACCAAAATCATCTTGTGCTTTTTGAGCAAAGTTAGCCATCTTTCCAGAGGCTCCTGGTATATTACCTAGCCACAACTCTGTTGTTTGAACTGCTCTATTTAATGTAACTTGACCTAAACTAGGTTGAACCCCAGAATTTACAAAAGCAGCTAATCTTTTACCAGCCTCTTCTATTTGTTTTGCACCACCTGTGATTGCATATTTAGCACCTTTAAATATAATTGGTGCAACTGCTTGTCCTACAGAACCAAATGCAACATCTACCGATCTTTGTTTTAAGTGCTCTTCATTAGTTCTTAACATTTCAGTGCCATACATTTTAGCAACTTGTTCGTATATTTCCGCACCTGCAGCTAATCCAAGTCCAGATCCAGCAATAGTTCCAGCTGCTCCTCCTAGCATAGTTCCTCCTACAGCACCAACAGTAGATCCTATAATTTCAGCTATTTCTTTAGATGCGTCAATGAAATCGCCCCAATTTGTTTTTTCTCTATCATCAAATATATGAGTAACTCCTTTTGCGTCAGTTACTAAAAAATTTTCATCTGGTAGTTGTTTTACTTTTGGGTAGAATTTTTTTAAAGTAGCTATTTTAGATTCCATGTTAGGAGCACCCTCTACTAAAAATCTTATCTTAAGAGGTACTTCTTTATATGTATCTTTTGCAATAGCAGTGGGAGTAACTGTATTTGGGTCTATTTCTATCGCTTGTCTAGCCCCTCCTATGTCTATTTCAGATGGATTTATTTCAAATGCTTCGGTAGCCATTTAATCCACCTTTCTAGCATCTACTCCAAATACATAACCATTAGGCATTTGATAGACACTAATTAATTTTCCAGTTGCATCATCTCTTTTTGTTTGAATAAGTCTAGTACCCATAGGAACAGGCATTTTTTTACCGTTTATGACTATTTCTTTTGGTCTTCTATCGGCTGTTAACATAGCTTTACCAGCATCAAATCCAAGTTCTTTTCCTTTAGTATTAAAATTAACTTTAAAAGTATCTAATTCTGTTTGATAAGTACCAAATTGTTGAGTAGACGCACTTACTATTTCTTTTCTTTGTTCTGGAGTTAATCTACCTTGTCCAGTAAAACTATCCCAATATGCTTTTACTTTTCCTCCGAAACTTCCTACGTTTTCTCCTAAGCTAAATTCAGATTCTCTAACCACTGATGTAGGATCTAATGTTTTCATAAAACCAAAAATCAAAGCTATGTCCCCAGCTTTTGAATCCATATTGGCTCCAGCAACAACTCTAGAATAACCAGCTTGAGCATCTTCAAAATTTTTAACTACTTTAGAATCTCTCCAAGTTTTTCTAAATTCTTTTTCTAAATCAGTTTGTTCTTTATTCTTATCTTGTTTTGCCTTCATCATAGCTTTTAATGCTTCTAGTTCTACTTGATCTATTGCAGCTATATCTTTTTTAGCCGCTCCTAAACCTCCTAAACCTTCTCCGAACGCTCTTGCAAATCCAGACATTTCAGATTCACCAGGTCTTGTTTGAGCACCTGTTAAAGCCTTAACGAAAGGCGCTAAAGTAATAGCCTGTCTTTCTCCTTGTGTTAAACCACTTAAACCACCCGTATTAAACTTTTGTATATTAGCTAAACCGCCTTGATTAAATTTATTTTTATTTTTTTGTTCAGCGATGTACTTGGCTCTAAATAGTGGTCTAAGTAATATTGTATCCATTTATTCCTCCTACGCTTTTCCTGTAACACCTTGATAAGCAGCAAATGCACCCAAACCAGTTCCAATAGATTGTGCTAAAGGATTGGTAGTAGGGGCTGTAGCTGAAGTAATTCCAGATTGAGAAGTAGGTCCAGCAGCATAAATATTTTTTAAGAACTCTAATCTTTGATATGGTTCATATTGTTGTTGTAATGTAGATTGTCTTGCTGCATCTACTGTCTGTTGTGCAAGTTGTCTTTGCAATCCACCAGCCGCCATTAATTGATTAAT